CTCTATATCTAACGTGTAAGAAAGGTCTCTTCATACTTGCCCCAACAGTTTGGTCGTAAACTGAAGAAGTACCAGCAGGAATTAAGACTCCTCTAATAGCGTTAGCAGCATTAGCGTCATTAATTGAACCTCTAGTAGCTTTGTCATTTAAGTATCTAAAGTCAGACTTGTAGAAGTCATAAGAACCTCTTCTAAATCCAGAGAAACCTAAATTTAATGCCATATCTTCAGAATTATTAAATACTCCGTAAGAAGTACCACCAGCTCCGTAAGAGTTCATTGAAGCTAACATGTCATCAATAGCTAGGCTAGTTGATCTGTTAACAAACATCATGTACTCTTCAATAGCTCCTTGCTTGTCAAACTCAGCAAGTATTGCATCAAACTCAGCTAAATCAGTAGCAGCATTAACACCAGTTACACCAGTAGTAATATTACCTCTTGATTCAATAGCAGCGAATAAACCTTCAGTACCAACAGTGTTAGCACCAGTAGTACCAGTAGAACCAAGTAAAGCGGAGCCATCAATTGTAGATGCATTATCGTTTAATTCACTTTCTAACATTGCCATTTCAATATAGTCAGTAAATCTAGCTCTTGTGTCAGCTTCAGCTTTCAAGTACCATAAGTAACCTGATTGTCCGTTTTCAGCAGAAACTTCTACCCAACCAATTCTAGAAGCGTCAGATCCTGATACTTCGTAGTAATCTTTCATAATAATTGGTTTGTTAGTAAAAGACTTGAATCTTGGTTCAACAGCGCCTCTAGTGTCAGTAGCACTACCGTCACCAGCAGTTAAATAACTCATACCTTTACCATATTCAGAACCATAAACTAATACAGTTGTAGTTTCTGAACCACCAGTTGTTGTTAAACCAGCAGTGTTCAATGAAGCATGAGAGTAAGGTTGTACATCAATAATATCAGTAGCTACAGCTTCAACAATACATCTAACAACTCCTTCAGAGTTTGCTATTAAAACAGTATCGTTAACACGTATAGGTAAAGAACCAGAAACAACAGCTTCTCCATCAATGTCTTTTTCTAGTTGTATTTGACCACCAGATGCTGTACCACCAGCATTTGATTCAACATGTCCTTTAAAAGAAAGGTGTAATCTACCTTGTTCAGACCAAACAACCTGATCGGATGTCATAGCCTCTTCAGCTCCAACTTGTGATAAGAAACCTGAAATAGTTCTTGGTCCGAAAACTTCAGCTTCTTTTTCCATTAGGTCTGGTAAATATTGTTGAGCCCACGTTACATCAGTGGAACCCGTAAAGTCTAAATAGTTTGTTGCTAGCGTTTGCTGTTTTACTGACGGCGTGCTATTCAACAAACCTCCAGGATTTGTAATTGCCATAATTTTTTAATTTTAAATTGTTATTTATTGTTTTTAATTTTAAACTTAAAATCAGAAGAATTATTGCCTAACACTCTTACTTTTATACCACCAGCTTCTATTTCACCATGACTTTGTCTTGGGTTCATATTAACATTTTTAGCTTTAGCTACACTACTTTTCATAGCGTCAGCTTTGCCTTGTTCATAAAAGTGTTTTGCAATAGCATCAGCATTCATTGCTGTAAATAATGACTTATGGTAACCTTTAGCATCTTTTAGCATATTATTTTTATCTAAAAACTTTTTAGTAAAATTATTAATATCACTTTGAGCTGCTTTTACTTCATTAGCATCTTTTACATTGAACCTATACTTTTTATCACCGACATTGTATTCAAAACCTTTGAACTTGTCGTTAAAAACTTGATTAGTTTTTTGTGTAAAAACTTCAGTACTTTGCTTCACTACTTTTTGAGTTTCTTCTGACTCTTTGTTATATCTATTAAAAAAATCCATAGCTTTTTGTTGCTCAGGTGTAAGCCTTGAGCCAGCTTTGATTTCTTTATAGTATTTAGACTTTTGCCCGTCTAAGTGGCTTCTAGCGCTGGCAACTTGCTCTTTAAACGCTAATTTTTTTCTTCGTATATCTATTTCTTCATCTGTTTCTTCGTCATATGAAAACGAATCTTCCATAAGAAAGTTAATTTCTTCGTTAGTTAAATGTGGTTTTGTTTGTTTGTAATACTCGTACAATACATCATCATCATTTAACTTACTATAATCTTTATTAAGCTTTACGTAATCGTTTATATCACCACCTGTTTCTTCCATAAAATCTACAAGTTTTTGTATGTTTTCTGGAAGTGGATTACCTGTAGCTTCAGCTTCAGCTATTGCTTCTTCAACTTGCTCCGTTACTTCTTCTACTTCTTCTACTTCTTCGCTTGTTATTTCCTCAATAACGGGTGTTTCATCTTGAACTTTGTTGGAGCTTTCTTCTCCGGTAGGTTCTTCATTTTTTGCTTCGATGTTTTCTTCACGTACTTCTTCGCTAGTCTCGGATTCGTCGCGAATAGGTACCTCATCTGCGCTTTGCTTTCCAGTGGCATCTTCTTCTTTTTTTGTTGGGTTATCTAAATTTACTCTAGTAATATTATCATCTTCTTGAGTGTTGCTAATATTTACTTTAGTAATATTATCTTGCGTAGTTTCTTCAACTACGCTTTCATTTTTTTCTTCCATAATATAATATAATAATAATTAATAAACTTTATCTAGGTTCAAAACCTCCTAAGTTAAAACCTCCGCCTAGTATATCATTACCTGCAGACTCAAAGTTTTTAGGTGGTTTACCTGTCTTTCTTTGTTCAATCATCTCACTTTGTTGTGATGCTTGAATTTTTGTTCTTTCGTCTTTACGATCTTCTTTTTCTTTTTCTCTTTGTTTTAAACCTTCTGTTTCTACACCTTTTAACGCCATGTTATATTGAAATTCTAAAGCCATTAATTCTTTTTTAAGAGTAGCTTCAGCTTGCATTTTTTGTGCATCAAGTTGTGCTTTTACTTGTTCAAGCTCTGCTTTACTAGCTATTAACAATTGTTCTTTTCTAGCTTCAATTTGAGCAGCGTTTTGTGCGGCTTGTGTATTAGCTTGAGTTTGCATTTGTATATTTTGTTGCTGTATTTGTTGATCTTTTTTCTCTTTTCTTTTTCTACGTATTTTTAACATTTGATTTGCTAATTTAATATTACGTATTTCTCTAAGATCAATAGCATCTTCTAACTCTATACTTTTTTGTTGCAACGCCATTTGAATATTGTTTTCAAGTCTAGCTCTTTCTTCTTCATCAGGCTGTAACTCTATAAAAATACCAAAGTCATATAAGTGCAACTCTGACATTTCTTGTAGTGTAGCGACATTGTGTGCGCCTATAGCTTGTATAAAAGCATCAGCTGTTGGTGAATATTCTAATATATCAGATATTCTAAGTGATAAAGCTTCTGCAGTTTCAGCTGTTAAAAATAAACCAGCTTGTAATATGTGTCTAGTTGCTGTGTTGCTATTTGCTGCTGCTAGTTTTTGTACGCCTACTAAAGCATTTTTATCTGGCATGCTACCATCTCTAGCTTCGTTAAGTCCAGTTACATCTCTTATCATTTGTAAGTAATAGTTGTAATTAGCTATAAGAGCTTGTATTTTATTACCACCAGATCCTGATGTAATTTCTTGAATAGGAACTTTACCTGGGTTTATATCACCTTCGCTAGTAAACGATCTACCTATAACACTACCAGTTTGGAAAAACATGTTTAGCGCTTCTTGTGGATTATAATTCGTTCCGTTACCTAAGTCTATTTCAGCAAGACCATCAGCGTCTAAATAAACACCATCAGGTATCATGCGCGACATTACTTGTTGTAGTTTTAAATGAGTTAGTTGAATCATATCAGCAAAACCAGTTATACGTTTCACTAATGAATCTATTTTACCGTTGTACATACGAGGTGCAACAATTGAATAATTCATTTTAACCTTTGTGTAATCACTTTTAGGACGCATCATATTTGTTGCCATTTCCCATTTAAGCAATTTGTTAGTACCAAGTATTAAAGCACCTTCATATAAAGTTTCAATTGATCTTAATAATCTAGAGTACCCTCCTTCTTTTTGCTCTGGTGGATTAAAATTATCATCTTTAGGTATTATTTTTTCAGCACCTGTCCCTACTTCTTTTATTTTATATACTTCGTTCATATAAGTTTTAAAGTCAAAATATAAAACTTGTATAGT